ACGAACTGCTAGGTGTTTGGCACGATCAGGAGATATAAACCTTCCTTTAGTCTCAATGATTATGCCGTTGTCTAATACAAAGTCAGGAGTGTAGGTCTTGATCTTGGGGTCTATCCATTTGATCTTCATCTCTTCGTATGTAAAACCTATTCTTCTTTTCTTTAAGAACTTTGCAGTGTCTTGTTCTAGTCCTGATCTATAACCTGCCTTTAATGCTCTCTGTCTTATGTTAACCTTCATGGTCTTTTGGCCTTGGTTTTGGTTTAACTATTTCTTTTGAGAAGATTGATGTTGGTTTACAAGACATAATTATCTTCTTACCGTATGTATCTACTAACTCAAAGTACATCTCCTCAAACAATCCTCTATCCATAACAGATTGACATTGTTGTTCGCTTGGAAAGAGTATGCTAGTTGATAACCTCTCACCTTCTACCCAATAGGTAATAACAAGAAACGTCCATACTAAATTAACCATCTATAGAAACCTCTGGAACTTTAGGTTCTGATCTTACATCCACTAAGAACACAGGACCATAACTGTAAATAAACTTTCGTGCTTCAGGCCAACACTTCTTCTTGAACTCACAGTAGCTGCACATCATTGGTAACTTAGAGTTAGGACTTGTCTTGGACTGAGGTACTTTCTGTTGACGCTCTACTGTTAGTTCACCTGATACAAGTTCTTTAGCATCAAGCATCTCCTGTTCTTTAGTCTTTAGTTCCTCAGTGAAGTCATAAACATCAAGACATATGTGCCCATTCTGCTTGTCAATAGCTAGGAAAGCACCTTGCGTTTTGTTAGTAACCTTATCATCATTTTTACCTGCATAGACGTAACTACTTAACTGACTGATGTACCCAAAAGGATCATCATTACGCAACGTACCTTCCTTGAACTTCTTAAAAGCATATGGACTACAAGACTTGACATCAACAGTCATACCATCAATCACCGCATCACGATGTCCTTTGATACCATGCACGTCTAGTCTGTCTTGTTCTCCTCTTACATCATGCCCTGCAGCTATAGCTAGACTCAACGCAAGCTCTTCTATCATATCACCATAAAAGAACTTTAGTAATGCGTTGTACTCTAAAGGTATAGCCTCTTTAGGTGTGTTCACTTTGTACCATAGTTTTCTTTTACATGGTGTTCCTATAGAAGATAGAGACAGGTAGCCTCGTGATTCTTGCGGTTTACTGAATCGCTTGTTAGCTATCAGAGCAATGCTGCGGCCTAGAATAGAACCTTGTGTTCCAGACCACCCACCTTTACCCTTGATAACCTCTTGCATGTCAGCAATCAGTGTATCAATGGTTTTCATTTAGAATCCTACTGCTTCGTTCTCTTTGACATACTCTTCGAGTTCAAGAACTTTGACACCAACTAAACTTGTACGACTGTACTGTTGACCATCACTTCCAGTAAAGGTTGTGATTAAATTAGTACACTCAGCAAGAGTTCCGTTACCGATTACACCCATGTCTTCAGTCCAAACATTACCTTCCTTGTCTGTAACCTTTGGTGCTCCACCTGCTTGTGGAATCTCAGTACCATCCTTCTTGAGAACCTTATGTGGACGTACAAACTTGACTACAATCTCACCATCAATCATGCGATTCTGGTTAGGTTGTTTCTGAGAACCTGCATCCTTGAGAGACTTCATACCCTCTTTGTCTAGGATTTGATTGACAGTGTACGCACCATCAGACTTCTCGTATGCTCCACCGTATCCTGTTAGATCACGGTTCTCTTCGTTGAGTCGAGGCCATTCGATCTGACCTACAGTTTTTACTTCTTTGTATATTGTTTTAGGCATGGTTATCCTTTCCTTTTCTTAGAGCCATACTTATATATTAATATATTATTTTATTCGTGTCAAGTACTAATGTGTATCTTTCCAAGATTTTCCTATAGAAGATTCACCTTCTAGTGGACACATGATTCCTAGATGTAAACCTGCCCACTTAATTGCTTCACGTTGTATCTCTCCTAATCTTTCAGCAACATCTAATGCACCCCTCACTTGTGTTTGCCATTCGTCATGTACCCAAGTACATATCTTGTAGTCTATCTTCTCTCTGTCTGCTATCTCTCTCCACCTTCTTGTTGCGTACTTCATTACCAAAGTCTCACCGTTCTGTAACATACCTGCCAATGTCTTATGTTGGTTAGGTACGAAGACTTTACGTCCATCGTATGCCTTGAAGTATCCACGTTCTGCTATGTCGGGTATTACTACACCCCTCAGTCTAGATAACCCTTCGATACTAGTCGTGAAGTTATGTACTGCTCTGTTAGCCTCTCTTGTATTTGTCTTTAGTATTTGTGCAATCTTTTGCGTACCTGCTCCAAGTAAGAACGCATAGATAAAAGTCTTAGCCATGTCTCTTGTGATATGTTTCAAACCCAATGCCTTGCGATTAAGGTTGTGAATATCCGTATCGTTTTCTTTCTTACCTTCGACAATAGCTTTGACGTACTGCTTACTCTCCATGATGTCAGCAAGTATCCGAAGTTGGATTCCTGCAGCATCCGTACCCACAAGATAACAACCGTCAGGGGTTGTCCATAAATCTCTGAAGTCTCCATCATAATCTTTCTTCACTCTCTCTACTGCACTCTTCGGTTCACCATGAAAGACACTTGGTATATTACCCATGTTAGGATGTCTGTGTGCCATACGTCCTGTCCATGAACCAATGTGTAAAAACTGTCCGTGTATACAACTGTCATTGCTATCTGAGAACGCCTGTATCCACTCAGCAAGTGTGCTTCTTCTTCCCTCCAATGTTAACCATTCAGCTAAAGCTTGAGCACCTTCAGGGGCATCGTCAGGCAGTGTCTTGAGGTTCTCCTCAGATACAGTCCAACCGTAATATCCGTAGTGTTCTAGCTTATCCTTGTTGTCTTCTCGTATAGCTTTGAGGTGTCCTTTAGTTTTCTCTACTGGTTTCCACCCTGCTTCCCATAGTCTCTCTACTCTGTGCTTTGTCGATCCAGGATTGAACTCTACGTAGTCATAGCAATCTAACATATCGTCTTCTATCTTAGTCTCAGGAAACTCTTTGAGTGATTTCTCTACGTTCTTAAACAGACCACCATCTTCTCTGACTCTGTACTTGATAGTCTTTATTAACTCTAGTCTTGGTGGGAATGCTTGGTGTATTCTCTCCTCTAGTTCTTGCAGTCTCTTAGTAATATCTAGGTGTAACTTATTTGCAACATCTATATTAAATTCAAATCCACCCTCGTGCATTTCTTGACATATAATTGCTACATCATGTTCTAATCTCATTGCCTTTGACCATGCTTGAGACATAACATGTGGTGCGAAGTGATTGAATAGTTTCTCTGTTACCTCTACATCTCTATGGCAATAGTCTAACATCTCTTGAGTTAGGCCACCCTGAAAGTCAGTGAAGTTATCTTTAGGGTAGCCTAGTTTTTCTCCCCATGTAGCCAACTTGTGTGATCCAATACCGAAGTCTATTAGCATAGAAACGACTAGCGTATCTACAACCTTAGACATATCGATCACTTTACCTAAGTGTCTGTTGATTACAGGTGCGTCAAAGTTAATGAAGTTATGCCCTACCCATCTCGTTACTTTCTTGGCGTAGTCTTTGAATCTAGTACGCTCTGTTTGATCCTCATGTAAGTTATGAAACTCGTGAGTCTTACCTGTGTCTTTTTCTTTAACACAAATACACCACAACTTATCTGCGTTTAGATCGTTTGTTTCTATGTCTGCGAATACTATCATCAAGTTTTCCTATCCAGTGTGTAACATCGTCAAACGGATTAGCTCCATCTGCCTCTATCCTCTGAGAGTTTAAAGGTTGCTTCGTTGAAGATGAGCTTTCCTGCGAACCCTGTCTTTCCTGCAGGTCTGTTCTTGACGAGTAAGAGCTTTGTCGTGTTCCTTTCATCACGATCCTCCGCCATCTTATCACGTTCTAGTTTTACTACAACAGATGCACGTTTCGCAATGGTTCTGCAATCTCGTACCTGTCCATCATCATTCTCATGGGCGATGGTTACGATACCCACATTAAGTTCTGAGGCTAGTCGAGATAGCTGCACTGATAAACCAGACAACCATTTCTCTACTGTCTCATCACCTTTACGTGAGTAAGCTAAGTCTTGTATAGGTTCAAAGAATACATAGCTTACACCACAAGCTTCCCTAAAGTATCTTATCTTTTCTAAGATGTCCATAGGGTCTTCGTCAACAGCAATCTGAAACTGGTACAGTCTCTCATCTTTGGTTAGATCAATGATCGATTGCTTGACCTCTTCTTTCATGTCGTGTTCTTCTATTAAATCTTTACGTGTCAAGTTCATGTTTAGATCATAAGAAACTAAACCTAACACACTTCTTTTTTCTGTCTCTTCGAGGTGACATATCGCAATGGATATATCCTTGTGCTCAGTCAGTACGTGGTGTTCCAAGTACCGCATGAACTCAGTCTTACCTATACCTTCGGGTGCTTGAAACACAGTGAAGTGTCCTTGCATTAGACCCAAGGCTACATCATCGAAGGACTCAATGCCTGTTGATACATAGATAGCATCGTCTTGTTTCTCGAACAACTCAAGGAACTGTTCGGGTGTGCTGCGAATGTTATCTGGTGTGTACCTCTTCGCATTGTAGAATGCCGCAGCGTAACTTGGTTTAGCATTCCCTTCAAGAAACTCATTAGCATCTTTGTACTTGTCGTGTATAATCTGATAAGTCTTCTTCGGGAAGAGTGCTCCTATCTTGGTAGCCAATGCCCTACCTGCCTCATCGTTATCAACTGACAACACAATCCTGTCGAAGCTATCAATCCACTCCTTTGACTTACCCTGCCAGAGTTTCTGGTTAGGTGTTGCGCTAGGAACAGACACACAAGGATACTTCTTGTCGAGCATTTGGAAAGCAGACATGGCATCTAACTCGCCTTCACATACGACTACAGACCTTGATGAACCTGCATTGAACTTGTCCATGCCGAATAGTTCATCAGTCTTGAAACCTTTGTCTGTCTTGAAGCTCTTCTCCTTTGTGTTGCGTACCTTCCTGAATCCTGATGGATACTTGTACACCTGATTGAAACCAAATGTCTGTACCCCAAAGAACTCCATTACATCTTTTCGTACACCACGATAGGTGACGTAATCACCAAGTCCTTCTATCTCTGTAGTCTTTAGTGTTCTTGTTATCTCTTCCAATGGATACTCATCCTTTGCCCATGACTTCAAGTTCATTCCCTTCATTGGATATGTTCTCTCACAACTATGACAGAAACCTGTCTTCTTCTCAGAATTAAAAGCGAAAGCATCTGAACTGTCACACTCCACATGAGGACATGGTTTGTGTGTTATCTCTTTAAATCTCATCATCTACAATCCCTTATCAGAACATAGGATTCATCAGGCTGAACTTCTCATACCATGATAAACCTTCCAATGCTAACCACATACCCACAGGTACACCTAGTATAAATATTACACACACTAGGAATGCCCACCCTAATCCTTTTGTTGTACAGTATTGCCCACTCATCTACTATTCTCCATCAAAGCTTTCCAAGATTTAGGAAATAGTGTGCTCATGTCCATGCTAATTGAGTTAGCAACTAGGCGTGTCTCTTCTTGTGCGTCCTCTCCTTGTCGGAGCTTGCACATATCGAACCATGCATCAAGACTACCTGACCAATACCATTCTGTCATGGTGCTCTGAGGCAANACCATACGTGCTTGCTCTGGCGCTACACCCTCATCAAGTAACTGAGTATATGTCTTGTTGCACCACGCCTGATGTTTAGCTAACGTACTTATCATCTTGTTTGATATATCTACAAAACCTTCACTACCCTGCTTCTTATCATCTGCACGTCCTCTCCATCGTGATACACTTACAGATGGATCAAAGAAACTAGGTTCATCATCTACATATCTACGGCTAACCTCATTCCATCTTAGGAACTTATGCTTCACTAACTGCCTAGCTACAAACACAGGTGCTTTGACATGGAAGGTAGCAAAGCAATGTCCAAAAGGTGACATGTGTTTGTGTCGTGCAAGATATGATATAAGTATACCGTCACTCACCGTAAGTGTATTGTCACTATCCCACTCGCTCCTCTTGTTGAAGCTAACACGAGCAGCATTGACTACAGTCAAGTCACTACCCATACTATCTATTAAAGTTACATCAATCATCATCTTTCCTTACATAATTATCTATGAAGTGCTTGATACTTTTACTCCGATACCATTTATTTTTACCAAGAACGCTCCATTTACCAGTAAGAAGTGCATAAATAAACTTATCATCTATTAACACAGTTCCTGATCCATGATGTTTCCATTTAACACCACTTAGTATAATCTCTCTTTCCTGTTGCAGTTTATTCAACTCATTCCAAGGGGCTTTTCCATATCGGTCTTTATCATATACCCTTATCTCAGCAAGCCTTACTACCTCCATTTGCTTTTCTATCTCTTTATCTATCCTCTCTAACTCAATCATTGTTCTTACCCTTGAGTCTGTGTTTGAAAAACAGAATCGTATTTATACCAGTGTTGATAGTAACCATGATAAGTATCCACCATTGCCACCATACTAACCCTCCTACTTCTAACATTTACATACTCCATACTTATATATTAATATATTCTAATCAATTTGTAAAGACTACTCTCTATATTTTTCTTTTATGTTGACAATCTTTTTTATTTCATCCTCTTCGTTTATCCTAAATATCCTTTCGAGATCATCTCTTCCAAAGGTACTGTAGGCTGTTTTGTTTATATCATCTTTACAGTCAACACAGTAGTACCTATTCATTCTCTTGTCAGAAAAGGTTGCGTCTGCTCTATTACAACAATAACATCTCATGTCTCTATCCTTTAAGTATATTTGTTTATAGTATTATTATACTTAAAACAATATTACTTTAAGTATAAGATAGGGTATCACAACTAAACTGGTTTGTCAAGCCACCTCCTTTAAATTAAATATAAAAGCTTTCTTTATGTTCTCAAACTCCTCTTTTCTTATGTGCATATTGAATATCTCCAAGTGGTTTCGAGCCTCTCTTATGTTTAGTTTTTTTGTTAAAATCTCGAATGTACCATCATGTTTCTCTGCTATGATCACGTAAGAGTTAGGTAAATCCTGGATTTCCATACCGAATGTAGTTCTGTTGTTCATTGTAGTTTACCTGCTAATGATGCAATTAATAAAATTATAAACGTAATAATCAATAATCTTCCAGTGATAATTGTTTGCTTTGGTGGCATCGGTATTGCAAGAAACAAAGTCAACGCCACCACCCAAAGTAGTAATTCCACTACATCAACTCCTCTCTCTTACACTCTTTGTAGTACTCGTAGTCACCATCTATGTCATACTCAAACCTCAAGTGCGAAGGTATATCTGCGAACCACCATTCATCATCAAAGTCTACCTCGTATCTGGTGTCCTTACCGTTATCGAAAAGACCGATAAAGATGTACGAGTCATTGTAGTATGAGGCTGATAGTCCTACACCTAACCTCTCCATTGCCGCCTCGTATGCAGTGATAGGTGGGCCGTTCTTAGTCTCGAATGTGATATGCAACCACCAATCTCCTTCCTCTAATTCGGGTGGACTACACTCAATACAGTATGCTTCCCGACTTGTACCCCACATTTCTACTGCTTTCTCGTACTCCCATGCTCCGATAGGATTAAGATACTCCAGTAAAGTACCATCATCACAGGCTTTTTCGATAGCTGTTATGACTTCGATACCACCGCTGATAGTTAAGATATTCTGACACACACTAGACATCATCTTCCTCTTTTCTTTGCGTTACATTTGGGAAGGCATGGTATAGCTTCCATCGGGTTTTCCGTAAGGCTCTTTCTGTGGATGCAAAACAGTCACCATCCATCTCAACTAGTTCGTTATCCCACTGGTAAAGAGCACTCCATAATTCTTTGAAAGCATCCTGTTGTTTCATAGTTAGCTTGTTAAAAGATGTATTCAAGATATTATCTTTTCTTTCTTTCTCTGTCTTCCATTTCTTTGCTCGTGCTTCTTCTTGTTTTGTTGGTATGTATGGCATTAGTTCATTCTCCTTTTGATTATCTGTAAAACTACACATATTACATAGACTTGTAATTCAATTAAGTAAATAGTCATTATATTTATTTCTTCTTTGTGTATCCCAAATGTCACACCTTTAGAACATTATCTCCCCTTGCTCATTGTATGGACTCCTGAAGTAATCTTTAGCCATACATAATTGACGTTCACTCCCTTGGTCAAACTCAGGCTCGACTTGGTACTCCTTCAACTCGACTAATCCGAATTGATTCATAAAAAACTCTAGTTCTTTATCCATTACTTAAACTCCTTTGTTGTGTTCTGTATTACTTCTAGCATCATCTTTGCAGTAAGTAAATCTGATTTATCATCTCGTATTGCTTTCACTATTGCTTGCCTACAAAACTCTATTGTGTCTTTGATTATTAATATCTTTTCATCTTCAGTGTACATTATATTGTATTCCTCTCTTGCCAGTTAAGTTCTAGTTCATCCATATCAAACTCACTAGGTGTTATTCGATA